ATCAGGATCCTGACCTCGACTTTAATCAGGGCAGTTACTTGAGCATCAAAGAAGGTAAACGTCGTGTGAAGTATTTCTTTGCTGACCCGAATGTAATTATTGCTCCTCCAGAGAAAGAAATTACATTGCCATCTCAAGATGTGTGCTTCCAGTTGGATAGTGTAACACTCGATAAACTGGTAAAGGCAGCAGCAGTATATCAACTTCCTGATATGTCTGCAATTGGTGAGAATGGTGTTATTAAACTTGTCGTTCGTGATAAGAAAAACGATACTTCCAATGAGTATGCCATTATTGTTGGTGAGACTAGTGATGATTTTGAGTTTAACTTTAAGGTAGAAAACATCAAGATTATTCCTGGTGCTTATGAGGTGGTAGTGTCTTCTAAACTTTTATCACAATTCACGAATACGCAGCACAATCTCAAGTATTATATTGCTCTGGAACCCGATTCATCATTCAGATGAAAACATTAACGACAATGAGAATTGTAGGTAGTGTTATGGTAATTGCTGCCTACTTTGTTGTTCTTCATGTAAATCTGACTTTCGGTGTCATTATGAACACGATTGCAGATACCATGTCAATCCCATACTTCATCAAAACAAAGTCATGGGATATTGTCTTAATGTTAGGGTTTCTATTGGCAATCAGTTTTAGTAAACTTTTAACATGAACATTTTCATCACAAATGAAAGTCCGGTCAAGTCGGCACAAGTGCTTCCTGATAAGCACATCGTCAAGATGCCCCTAGAGACCTGTCAGATGCTCTCTATCGTTGCCTCAGACAAATGGGGGCACGGGTATGGAACTCTTCCTAAGACCGATGGAACCCCGTATGCGACCGATAAGGGTGCCTTTCGCAATCACCCCTGCACCGTATGGGCAAATGAAACTGCTGCAAATGCCAGATGGTTAATCCGGCACGGTCTTGCATTGTGTGAGGAGTATGCAGCACGATATGGTAAAGTGCATACCTGCTTCCAAACTCTTCTAGAAGCAGATAAAATCTTTCCAAAGACAAGATTGGATGCTCATACATCTTTTGTTTTTGCGGGACCTGATGAATTTAAGTTGGATACTTCAATATCTATCTTTGACAAATATAAGATGTATATTGCGTCTAAACCTTGGGTATGCGATAATTACCTTCGATTGCCCCATCGTAAACCTGATTGGATTTGATTATGAGCAAAAATAAAGAAGAAAGACAAATTGGGTCTATATGGAGTGACTGGAAGTCTTATCCATCAGAAGTTGATGATGGTAAATATATTACTGTAAAATCACTTAGAGATTGTATTAATAAAGAATATAATCCAACAAGTCTCTATGGTGGATCGACATCGATTAGTTGTGCGTTGTTACATGCAATTTTGAAAAAATTAAAAGTAGAAGTTGTTAAACCTAATGGTGTATATAATATCCCAAGTTTTTCGGCAAAAAGAAAAAAATTTGTGATAGAGTGGATATACGATAATCCAAAAAGTATTCTTATGAAAATTGAAAAACCAGAATGGGTGACCCATCGTAAACCAGAATGGGTTTAAATAACTCATTTACTAAATAATATTATACTACGAGGTTTAGTAAATGAGTTGCGTTTATCAAATAAGGAACAAAATAACAGGGGAAAACTACATAGGTTCTACTGAAAAAAATTATATGCTTAGATTTGCTAAACATATAACTATGTGCAACAGTAATAAAATGGATTGCCCTAAACTTTATGAAAATTTTTTAAAGTATGGATATCACAATTTTGTTATTGAAGTCGTCAAGTGGATACACGAAGACGAAGACCTCAAAAAAGTAGAACAAGATTATTGTGAATGGTTAAACCCTTCTTTAAATTCTTTATGGGGAACCAAACACACCAAAGATTCTATTGATAAAATGCGTAAGTCGCAGAGAGAATACTGGTCTAAAAATTCTCATCCAAGAAAAGGTGTTCCTTTTACTGAGGAGCATAGAAATAATCTTTCAAAATCTATGGGTAAAAAGTGTTATGTTGATGGGGTAGTTTATGAATCCGTGAAAGAATGTGCTAAAATACTTGGTATCCATAGGGATACTGCAAGTTGGAGGATGAGAAGTAAATCATTTCCAAATTACTATTACCTTTGATCTTTATTTTTTGATATGGAAATTACTGATACTAAACCATTCTTGTGGGTGGAAAAGTGGGCACCAGAATCTGTTGATGATTTGATTCTTACTAAAAGTGTAAAGGAGTTTTTCACTAATGTAGTAAGTGAGGGGCAACTGAATCAAAATCTTATCTTGCAAGGTTCTCAGGGTTGTGGTAAAACTCAAACTATTAAAACTCTCTGTAAGATTACAAAACAGGATGTTTTGTTTTTGAATGGTTCTTCTGAGGGTAGATATTTGGATACTATTCGCAATCAAGTCATTAATTTTGGAACTACTGTTTCTATGTTTAATGATAAGAAAAAGGTAGTATTCTTTGATGAGTTTGATGGGACAACTAATGATGTGATGCTTTGTCTTCGTGGAGTGATTGAACAACTTCACAATAATGTATGCTTCATTTTTACTTGCAATAATCTTAATAAAATTATTGAACCAATTCAATCAAGGTGTGTTGTTCTTAAATATACTCCCATTCCAAAGAATGAAAAACCTGAGTTGATGGTATCTACTTTTAATAGAGTGTCTCATATTCTTGACGAGGAAAATATTGAGTATGATAAAAAAGTTGTAGCAGAACTTATCAAAAACTATTTTCCAGATACAAGGCAACTTCTTAATACTCTTCAACGATACTCTGTGAGTGGAAAAATCGACTCTGGTATTCTTGCAACTTTTTCGGATGTAGCAGTCAATGAACTGGTTAAAAACCTTAAAGAGAAAAATTTTCCCGAAGTACGTAAATGGGTTGTCAATAACCTGGACAATGATACTACTGTCCTACTGCGTCGTATTTACGATGCTTGTTATGTTTCCTTGGTTCCGAATAGTATTCCTGCTGCTGTGCTTGTCCTTGCTAAGTATCAGTATCAAATGGCATTTGTGGCGGACCAGGAAATAAACTTGCTTGCTTGTTTGACTGAAATAATGGTAGAATGTCAGTTTAGTTGAGGTAGATTAAAATGATTGATGTAAAACTGCTACGAATTGTGACTGGTGAAGAAGTTATCGCAGAACTTCTATCTGAAACAGAAGAAACTATCACAGTCCAAAATGGTCTTGTAGTTCTTCCAACTAATAATGGTGTTGGATTTGCTCCATGGGCAACCGTGATTAGTAAAGAAGACCCAGAGATTACGATTTCCAAAACTCATGTCGTATATGTCGCAGAGGTTCAGGAAGATGTCTGTAAGAAGTATAATGAAATGTTTGGTAGTAAGTTGATTACTCCAAACTCTAAAAAACTGGTCCTGTGACTTAAATGAGAATTGGAGTCATGTGTTCTGGAAACGGAACTAACTTTGAGAACATCGTTGAGAATTGTCCAGACCATGAAGTTGTAGTTATGATCTACAATATTAAAGGATGTGGTGCTCAAGAAAGGGCTCAACGATTGGGTATTCCTAACTGTCGTATTAAGAGTATTGATGAACAAAAAATCATTGATAAACTTAATAGGCACAAAGTTGATTTAGTAGTTCTTGCAGGTTGGATGAGGATTGTTACACCGGGATTGATTAATGCCTTTCCGAATAAGATAATTAATATTCATCCATCATTACTTCCAAAGTATAAAGGTCTTAATGCCGTTAAGCAGGCATTAGACAGTGGGGATAAAATCACTGGATGCACAGTTCATTATGTGACTGAAGAGTTAGATTCTGGGGGATGTATTGATTCTTCTTCTGTTCCTATTTGTGTAGGAGATACAGAAGAGACTTTACATCATAGAGTTCAGAGAGCAGAACATCGTTTACTTCCTATGGTAATCAATAATTTACAAGATATGGTATGAAAAAATTTAAAGCACTAGTATTCATTCGTCTACGATCACAGGTTGATGACTCTCCTGGTAATGCCGTGAGAGATGCCTGTAAGCGATTGTCTGAGTTGAATATCAAGAAACTTAGACTTGGTAAGGTGATTGATATTTGGTTGGAAGCAGAGAGCAGAGAGTATGCTGAGAAGGAACTTGAAATGCTATCAGATAGATTCTTTGCTAATACAGTTATGGAGGACTGGGATTATGAATTGATTGAGATTGACACTTTCCCTAAAGGTATTGAATAATGCCACATGAATTCGACCCATGCGAAGCACCCACCGAAGGTAAACTTGATAAGTGGGGATTTACAATCAAACCCACAATCAGTGATACTGAGTGTATTATAATTTGTTTAAGAAATGCACCTTGTGGTATTGATAAAAAACAATCAGAACGTTTAGCAAAGGAGTTTGAGAATGGAAGGATTTAATGAACCAGGATCAAATAAGAGTTGGATGGATGATGGATTTAAAAGGTATATAACACAATATCAACTAGATAATGTAGTTTCACTTTTAAATGGTAAGTTAGAGTATGCCTCTACTTACGATAACAATGGTAAAATCACTAAAAAAATTATTATTACTTACGATGAAACAAACGAAAAAGTGTCAGGTTAAGTCCAAGTTCTACTATATCTTTTGGGGAACTGCTACAGCATCAGTTTTATTGGGGCAATTATATGTCGGAACTGGATATCGAACAATGGCAGAAAGCACACTGAGTTTTCAAAATTACCTTACAAAACTTTTAGATACTGCTAATACCTTCTGATGGGACTACTAAAAATTGATAAAAGCAAAATGGTGGAGGAGAAAGTTAAAACTACTCCCCAGAATGTAAATGAAGCAAATGAAGCACTTTTTCGTGCTACAATGAATTTACCTACTGCCGCAAAACATTGTGGTATGACCCAGAAAGAAATGAAATTGACCTTCTGGGAATATTTGAAATATCATCCTCGTGATTATGATTACTCCTAAACTATCTAAAGAAAAAGCAATATGGGCAGCAGATCAATTTATAGAATACTATTCTAAATTTAATCGTATTGATGATTACCTTAGGTTTGTAAAGGAAAGTAGAATTAGTAAATCATCTTCTAAGTTATTTGGTCCTGAAGATGATATCTTTTCAGATTTTCATATTCATCCAAATGATATGAATTTTAGTATTCATGTTGTGGATACCAGTTCAAAACCTACTACCAAATATAATCAAGAATTGTATTCTGAAATACTTCATGATACTGCTTCAAATCCAATTGAAGAAGCAATTCCAGGAAGAACTTTGAAATGGATTGTAGTTGAAAATACAACTAATAAAGTTGTTGGTGTCATTAGATTTGGATCTCCTACTATAAATTCAAAACCAAGGAATAATTATTTCAATGAAGTGATTTCTCTATCTAAAATTAATCAAGAATTTGTTATGGGATTTAATATTGTTCCAGTACAACCATTTGGGTTTAACTATTTGGGCGGTAAATTACTTGCTCTTCTTGCATCATCTAATGAACTTAAAAGGCAGTTTGATAAAAAGTATGATACTGATTTGAAGTATTTTGAAACAACTTCTTTGTATGGAACTACAAAAGGAGTTTCAATGTATGATGGTCTTAAACCTTTTCTTAGACATGTTGGAGATACTGAAAGTAATTTTCTTCCATTATTTCATGATGAGTATTTTAGAAAAATGTTTTGGTGGTTTAATGATAATGCAAATAATGGTGAGCGTTTAATATCTGCAGATAAGTCTTCAAAGAAATTGAAGATTCAAACTAAGATGATTTCTATCATTAGAAACTCTCTTAAAGGTTATCCTAAACTAGATGAGTTTAATCTTTGTATTGAAAATGCAAAAAAATTAACAGAAAAGAAACGTTTCTATATTTCTAAGTTTGGTTATGAACCTGAAGATGTTATTGAATGGTGGAAAAAGAAAGCGTCTAAACGTTATGAAAAATTAAAAAATGAAGGAAAGTTAAGAACTGAATTAGAACTTTGGAAAGTTGACTCAAAAATCGAAATTATTAGATAATGGAACTGAAAGACTGGCTTAATTCTATCAATCAAACTAAGAAGCATTTGATTGATGAAGACCCTTCACTCGAAAAAGAATATCCTCCTTATATTATCAATCGTTGTTTCTCTGGACATCTCGATACTTTGATGTTTACGAATGAAATGAATAAGTATAATTTCCTCCCTAAGAAGTTACAATATGATTTCTTTATAAATATTGTGAGGAAAAAGAAGAGATTTTCTCCCTGGCTCCGACAAGATAAGATCAAAGATCTAGATTATGTCAAAAGTTATTATGGTTATAGTAATGAGAAGGCAAAACAGGCTTTGAAAATTCTAACAAAAGAACAACTTAATTTTATTAAATCAAAATTTGATACTGGAGGAAAAGGATGAGTGTTGTTAGAGAAGCTGAAGTGAAGTGGACACCAGACCAAATGGTGGAAGTGGTTCTAGGAGAACCAGATGACTTTCTGAAAGTGCGTGAGACTTTGACTCGTATCGGAGTTGCGTCTAGAAAGGAAAGGAAAATCTATCAGTCCTGTCACATTCTGCACAAACAAGGAAGATATTACCTTGTGCATTTTAAGGAACTATTTGCCCTTGATGGTAAACATGCAAATCTGACATTGAATGATGTTCAGAGACGTAATCGTATTGCACAACTACTTGCCGACTGGGGTTTAGTTAGTATTGTAGATGCCGATAAAATTCAGGACATCGCACCACTCAATCAGATTAAGGTTCTTGCATTTAGGGATAAGCAAGACTGGATTCTTGAGACCAAGTATAATATTGGGTCGAAGAAGAAAAGGACAGAGGAAACCGAATAAGATTTTGAGAGGGGTTGCGACTCCTCTTTTTTTATGGTATAATATAAGTGCTTCGGTAAACCATCGAAACTCGTCTCTCTAATCGGAGATTAAAAATCCATTTTTTAAAAGGACTAAAATGCCAAAAAAATTAAAAGCATATCTGTATGCACTAGCTACTATTAATAAAAATCTTTCTCAAGGGGAAAAAGAAAAAATCTTTAGAAAAGCGAGTGGAGAAACTGATCCGCAAAGAGGTAGAGGTAGTGGTTATGTCGAATTTGCTCAATTCCAAGCTAATGATCCAGAAGCAAAAAGAAAAGTAGCATTTAGGCATGAGTCGAAAAAAGAGGAAACTGAGCAGGCAATTTCTATTAGAAATAATCTAAGAAGTATAAATTCATCTAATCCTTATATGGATATGTCTTGCTCCGAAATTGAGTTTCTTCATGATATTGTTAGTCAATCAATTAACAAAAACTGTCAATTTTTTCTTGAATGTGAAAGAAAATATGATGTACGTTGGTACAATATTGAAGATAAATTTTTAGAAATATTTGATGGTACTAAAAATACTATTACGATTAATGAGTAAAACCGAATAAAAATCTACGGAGTTCAACACTCCGTTTTTTATGCTTTGTTATAAATACGTATGGATGCCTTCGGGGTCCACAAAACACAAACTCGCTTTTAAAGGAGCTAAGAATCATGGGAAACCTTGCACGGTATACTGCTGCGGACCTGCCTGCGCTGATGGATCGTATAAATAGGAATAGCATAGGAATGGATGAATACTTCGATAGGTTGTTTAATCTCCACGAAACAACGAAGAATTATCCACCATTTAATCTAGTCACGGTCAGCAACGTAGAATCAAGACTAGAACTTGCACTTGCAGGATTTAAAAAAGCAGAAGTAAATGTCTACACACAAGACGGAAAACTCTTTGTCGAAGGACAGAAAGAGGATACCGAATCAGAAACCACTTATGTCCACAGAGGAATGGCTCAACGATCTTTCACCAGATCTTGGACACTGGCAGAGGACACGGAAGTTAGATCAGTTGAATTTGAGGATGGGTTGTTAAATATTGTTCTGGGAAGAATTGTGCCCGAACATCATCAGAAGAAAGTCTGGTTCTAAATACTTTTGGGTAAACACCAAATATCGTCGCAGACGGAGGGGAAACTGGCAAAATCCAGTTGTAACCCCTCCTTTTTTATGCTATAATAAACGTAAGAAAATTAATATCAATGACTGCCTTAGAATCTCTACAGACTCGTCTAGAAAATTTTAAAGTTACTTATGAGTACAATCCCATGTTCACATATGAAGAGAATCGTGGAGCATGTCTAACTCGTTTGATAGATCAAGCGATGGGTAATTATGTTGAAGAATCTATCCCTGAGTGGGATACTGATCCAAAAGCAAAGCACTTATGTGTTGGATTTAAAATTGACTGGGAAAACTCAAAGGTTGTTGTAGAACAGAAAAAGAATCCCCAGACTGATAATGGTTCATCTCGTAAATCAAATCTTCTTAAATTGAAAGAGTCTGCAGAAGAGAAAGGTAAAACTCCTATCTATGCATACTGGGAAGATCGTCCAAAGAATGATTATATGAAGGATGGTGTCCGACACCTTCATGGTATCGCAATCTTTAAGTTTTTGGGTATTGAAAACCAGTGGGAGAACTTTCTTTCTCATATCAATGTTGTTAAACTGATAATCAAAGAAGACCTTACTAATAAATTCGATGAAAAATTTCAATCCTTTAGCAAACCTACTTTATGAAGAGATTGATTGTCGTAATGCTAAAGTAACTGACTTTGAAGTAAAACCAACAACCATTCAGCAGGTTAGAGATTTTATTGAAAGGTGGCACTACTCTTCTAATGTAAATGGATTGCGTATATCACATGTCTTTGGTCTCTTTTACAATGGAGATCTGATTGGTGCAATGATTTATGGCCCATTAGGCATGGCAAATACTTGGAAGAAATATGGTGATTCTGAAAATGACGTAGTTGAACTTAGAAGACTGTGTTGTATTGATAATACTCCAAAGTGTACTGAAAGTTATTTTATTGGAAAAACATTACGTTGGTTGAAGAAAAACTCTGAATATAAAGTTGTTGTCTCTTATGCAGATGCACACTACAATCATACTGGAATTATCTATAAAGCAACCAATTTTGAATATCATGGATTAACATCCAAAGGAAGAGTGATTGATTTTGAAGGTAAACTTTATCATGATAAATGTATTCGTACATATAACGTATTAAAAAATGAATCTATTCTTTCTGCGAAATTTGAGAATGTAGTTAGAAAACTAAAACCATTTGCTCAGAGAGTAAAAGATGCACTTGAAGATGGTCGTGCAAAATACATCAATACTCCAGGAAAACACATTTATGTCTTTAGATTGAAGAAAGTAAAGAATCTGAATAAAAAGGTAGGGGGGTAAAACCCGTCCTTTTTATGCTATAATAATCGGAGAGGTAAACTAAAAATGTCAATTAAAATTGCACTATTAAAATCAGGAGAATCAGTTATTTCTGATATCAAAGAATTAATTTCTAAAGAATCTAAAGAAAAAATTCATGGATACATGTTCAAAAATCCATATATCGTCGATATTTCTCATAATGATGAAGAAGAAGTTCTTCTTTTAGAGGGTGAAAAAAATAGCAAACCCAATAGAAAAGAGCAACAAGATGGTAAAGATGTCAGTGTAAATTTTATACCATGGATTCCTATTACATCAGACTCGGAAATTATTGTTGCACCTGATTGGGTATTTTCTATAGTAACACCAGTAAAAGAAATTGAAAACCTTTACGAGGAAATGATTAATGGACAAGATGATTAACATAATAGTACTGACGAACAACAAGATATTGATCAGTCAAGTTGAAAGAGTATCTTCTGTATTGGGAGATCCTGATGTAAAAGTAACAAAACCATTTTTGTTAAATGTTTCCGATATGACTTTATCACCATGGTTTATTGATTTGACTGATGAAGAATGGTTTGCGATTTCTTCTGATAAGATTCTTACAACTTTTGAACCAAATTCAGTCTTGCTTAAAAACTACTTGGAATTAATTAACTGATTATTTATGTCTCATCGATTTTACACTAACGTTCAAATGGTCGGTGACCACTTTCTTGTACGTGGGTATGAGAATGGACGGCACTTTGCCACAAGAGAAAAGTTTTATCCTACATTATTTGTTCCTTCCAATAAAGAAACAGAATATAAAACTCTTGAGGGAGATTATGTTGAATCAATAGATCCAGGAACTGTTCGTGATTGTAGAGAGTTCATCAAGAAATATGATGGTGTAAAAAACTTTAAGGTCTATGGTAATGACCGATACATCTGTCAGTATATTTCCGAGATGTATCCTGAAGAAGAAGTTAAATTCGACACTACAAAAATCAAAATATCTACGATTGATATTGAGGTAAAATCTGAGAATGGATTCCCTGATGTAGAGTCTGCCGCAGAAGAAGTTCTTCTTATTACTGTACAGGATTACACTACAAAACAAATTCGCACTTGGGGTCAGGGACCATTCGATAATAGGCAGGAGAATATTATCTACAAAAGTTTCAGAACAGAATATGAGTTACTTAATGACTTTATAAACTGGTGGATGATTGAGACTAATACTCCTGAAGTTGTGACTGGATGGAATAGTGAACTATATGATATGCCTTATTTGGTGAGGCGTATTGACCGTATTCTTGGTGAGAAGTTGATGAAACGACTCTCACCTTGGGGATTGGTGACTGAACGTGAGACTATTGTAATGGGTCGTAAACAGATCTCTTATGATGTTGGGGGTATTACGCAACTTGATTACCTAAATCTATATAAGAAGTTCACTTATAAGGCACAAGAGTCTTATCGGTTGGACTATATTGCAAGTGTAGAACTTGGACAAAAGAAACTTGATCACTCTGAGTTTGATACATTTAAAGATTTCTATACTAACGGGTGGCAGAAATTTGTAGAGTATAATATCATTGACGTGGAACTTGTTGACCGTATGGAAGACAAGATGAAATTGATTGAACTTGCAATCACTATGGCATATGATGCTAAGGTGAATTATAGTGATGTGTTTTATCAAGTTCGTATGTGGGATGCGATCATTTACAATTATCTCAAAAAGAAAAACATTGTAATTCCACCCAAAGAACGTTCAGACAAGGATGCAAAATATGCAGGTGCCTATGTCAAGGAACCTGTACCGGGAAAGTATGATTATGTTGTAAGTTTTGATTTAAATTCTCTTTATCCACATTTAATTATGCAATACAGCATAAGCCCTGAAACATTAATTGGAAAACATCAACTTAATAATCGTATTGCGGAATTGGAAAAAATGCTGTAGGATATCCTCTTATGAAGAGGCAGTTAAATTGACAGAAGAAACTGGTATTCCCCACGAAGTGTACCACATCATTCCAATTTCCAAAGGAGGAAAACATCACGAAAATAATTTGCAAATACTAACAGCAACTGAAAATCGTAAAAAGTATAATAAAATCCTATGAGCAATGATATGTGGAAAGATGTTCGTAAAATGACCCGTGAGGAAATTGCAGAAGAACTTGATGCACTTAAGAGAGTGAGAGAACTTTCCAATAAAGTTAATGTAGATAAACTTCTTAATCAAGATCTAGATTTGGAACCTTTGAGAAAGGTTAATCTTACTATAACAGCAAATGGAGCACTCTATCGTAGAGTAAAAGGTATGCTGCCCGAATTGATGGAGAAGATTTACAAGGATCGCACCATCTATAAGAAGAAGATGCTTATTGCAAAACAAGATTATGAAAAAACTCCGACTAAAGCATTGGAGAAAGAGATTGCACGATGTAACAACATTCAGATGGCTCGCAAGATTCAATTAAATTCTGCTTACGGAAGCGTGGGAAATCAATATTTTAGATATTTTAAAATTGAGAATGCTGAGGCAATTACTCTCTCAGGTCAGGTTTCCATTCGTTGGATTGAGAACAAGATGAATGGATTTCTAAATAAGATTTTACAAACTGAGGAAGTCGATTATGTCATCGCATCTGACACTGACTCAATCTATCTTAATATGGGACCTCTTGTTGATAAATTTCTTAGTAATAAGTCTGACGATAAAACAAAGATTGTTCAGTTACTTGATAAGATCTGCCAAGACAAGTTGGAACCATTCATCGAACAATCTTATACGGAACTTGCGGATTACGTTTCGGCATATGAACAGAAGATGATTATGAAACGTGAGAACATTGCAGAACGTGGCATTTGGACTGCAAAGAAACGTTATATTCTCAATGTATGGAATAGTGAAGGAGTTCAGTATTCTGAACCTAAACTCAAGATGATGGGTATTGAGGCAGTGAAATCATCTACACCGGCACCATGTCGTCAGATGATTAAGGACGGACTCAAGTTAATGATGAGTGGTACTGAAGAAGAAGTAATTGACTTTATTGATAATTGCCGTAAAGAATTCAAGGCACTTCCTCCGGAGCAGATTGCATTTCCCCGTTCAGTATCGGATGTTGTAAAGTATAAATCTCATTCTGACATTTATGCTAAAGGTACTCCCATTCATTGTCGTGGAGCACTACTATTCAATCATTATATTAAGGAGAAGAAACTTGATAATAAGTATTCTCTTATCAATAATGGTGAGAAAATCAAGTTCATTTATCTGAAGAAACCAAATATTATTCAGGAGAATGTCATTTCATTTATTCAAGATTTTCCACATGAACTCGGTCTTGACAAATACATAGATTATGAATTACAATTTGAAAAGAGTTTTTTAGACCCACTCAAATCTATTCTTGATGCGATTGGGTGGAGCACAGAAAAAAAAGTAAACCTTGAATCATTTTTTGTATAATGGACTTGAAAAATAACTAAAGGTGTGGTATAATGCGGCAACAACTGGTCGGGGGCGATGGGTTGTGTAAGACCGCATTTTGTGATATAATAAATACATTACCCCCGACAATAGAATTATGCCAAGAGTAAAACACGGACAGACCAACACGCCTACTTGGATAAGTTGGACTGCGATGGTTGCTAGATACAAGTGGAGACCTGAATATAATAAAAGAGGAATATATGAAGGTTGGATGGGTGACAATGGATATCTTACCTTCTTATCTGATATGGGAGAGAGACCAGATGGTGGTACAATAGAACGAATAGATAATGAACGAGGTTATTACCCAGACAATTGTAAATGGGCCACTATGAAAGAGCAGGAGAATAATAGAAGTAACAACAAAAAACTAGAATATAATGGACAGACCAAGACTATCTCTCAATGGGCAGAAGAATATGGTATGGGGCACCAAACCTTACGATATAGGTTGAATAAACGAAGAATGGCTATGGAGGAGGCCTTGACTTCTCCCAAACTTTATGGTTATAATACTAGGAGATAAATTAGACTATGGACTTCTTACGCGAGATTGTAAAAGAGATTGGAGATGACTTCACAAAACTTGCAAGCGAGATTGACGAAACTGAAACATACGTTGATACTGGTTCGTTCATCTTTAATGCTCTTGTATCTGGGTCTATCCGTGGTGGTGTTTCTGGGAATAAAATCACTGCAATTGCTGGGGAAAGTTCTACTGGAAAGACTTTTTTCTCACTCGCAGTGGTCAAGAACTTCTTGGATACTAATCCCGATGCATATTGCCTTTATTTTGATACTGAGGCAGCTGTCAATAAGTCACTCTTAGAAAGCAGAGGAATTGACCTTAAGCGTCTTGCCGTGGTTAATGTAGTAACTGTTGAGGAGTTCCGTAGTAAGGCACTCAAGGCAGTGGATATGTATCAAAAATCACCTGAGGAAGACCGCAAACCCTGCATGTTTGTGCTAGACTCTTTAGGAATGCTTTCGACTGAGAAAGAGATTACTGATGCACTCAATGAAAAGCAGGTTCGTGACATGACAAAATCACAACTAATTAAGGGTGCCTTCAGAATGTTGACACTCAAGTTGGGGCAGGCTAATATTCCAATGATAGTTACCAACCACACTTATGACGTTATCGGATCTTATGTTCCTACTAAAGAGATGGGAGGTGGTAGTGGTCTTAAGTATGCTGCCAGTACCATTATTCATCTTAGCAAGAAGAAAGAAAAAGATGGAACAGAAGTCATTGGAAATCTTATCAAGGCAAAGACTGCTAAGTCACGTCTAAGTAAAGAGAACAAGGAGGTCAATATTCGTTTATTTTATGATCATCGGGGTCTTGATAAGTATTATGGTTTACTTGAGTTAGGTGAACTTGCCGGAATGTGGAAGAACGTTGCCGGTCGTTATGAGATGACTGTCAATGGTGAGACTAAAAAAGTATATGCTAAGGCAATTCTGAAAGACCCAGAAGTTTATTTTACAGAAGAAGTAATGCAGCAACTTGATGCTGCCGCGAAAAAAGAATTCTCTTATGGAACGGATTGAGACTACAATTCTCAGAAACTTAATATGCAACGAAAATTATTCTCGTAAAGTCATTCCATTTATAGAACCAACATATTTTGAGCAAAGAGGTGAAAAAGTAATCTTTGAGGAGATTACTCAATTCATTGTGAAGTATGGTTCTGCCATTACAATCGAAGCACTAAATATTGAGGTTGAGAATCGGACAGATCTAAACGAGAGTGAGATTAAAGAAACTAGAGATATCTGCAATTCGTTTACGGATCTTCCAGTAGATAATGAATGGTTATTAGACACTACCGAAAAGTGGTGTCGTGATCGTGCGATTTATCTTGCACTGATGGAATCGATTCATATTGCAGATGGAAATGATGAGAAGAAGAGTAGAGATGCGATTCCTTCTATTCTTTCTGATGCACTGGCAGTTTCTTTTGACAACAACATTGGACATGACTACTTAGAAAACTATCAAGAAAGATATGAGTACTATCACAGGAAGGAGGAGAAGGTTTCATTTGATCTCGAATACCTTAATAAGATTACGAGCGGGGGTATATCTAATAAAACTCTTACTATCGCGCTTGCTGGGTGTGTTCATCCAGAAACCAAAGTTAAAATTAGATTTAGGAAGATTTCTTGGTGGATTGAAAAAGAAACAACAATTGCTGAAATCAAAACATTACTTGATAATGGATATGAGATAGAAGTTGATTCTCCTGATGGATATGTTCCAGTTAATTTCTTTATTAACAAAGGAATGTATGATGAATATGTTTTGAGAATCAATGGCATTGATGAACTTATAAGATGTAATGCCGATCATTTATTTCAGACATCTTTGGGGTGGATGAGTGCATCGCATCTTTATAAAAAATATAAAATAATGCATTTTTTAACCGAGAGTGGTTATAAACTTGGTAGTGTATCTAAAACAGGAAATCAAATACCTATTGTTGATATTAATGTAAATCATCCAAATCATAGGTATTATACTAATGGAGTTTCCTCTCATAATACTGGTGTCGGCAAGTCTTTATTCATGTGCCATGTTGCTAGCTCCGTGTTGCTCCAAGGGAAAAACGTTCTCTATATTACAATGGAGATGGCAGAAGAGAAAATTGCTGAACGAATTGACGCAAACTTATTAGATGTTGCTATTCAGAATATTGTAGATTTGCCTAAGTCAACGTTTGAAAATAAAGTAACTAAATTAGCAGCAAAAACTCAAGGCACACTTATAATTAAAGAATACCCTACAGCATCTGCACATAGTGGACATTTTAAAGCACTTCTTAGTGAGCTTGCACTTAAGAAGTCATTTAGACCTGATATTATTTTCATTGATTACCTTAATATATGTGCTTCCTCCCGTTATAAGTCAGGCATGTCTGTCAATTCATATAGTTATATTAAATCTATTGCAGAGGAGCTTAGAGGGTTGGCTGGAGAAGCCGAGGTCCCGATTGTTAGTGCGACACAAACTACTCGTTCAGGGTATTGCTTGGACTTGAAAACACAAGTTCAAACACCGCAAGGTATGAAAGAACTTTCAAATATTCAAGTTGGAGATTTGGTGCTTTCAAACACTGGTTATAATCAAGTTTTAAATGTTTTTCCAAAATCTAAAAAGAAATCTTACAAAATTACTTTGGAAGATGGTAAAGAAATCATTTGTAGTGAAGAACACTTGTTCCCAACTCAAAATGGTGAAGTGAATATCAAAGGGGGTTTGAAAGAAGGTATGTGTCTTTATGTGAAGGAATAGTATGTGTAAGTTATACTTCAAAGTTAGTGGTGAGAACTTTGATGAGATTGTGAAATTTGTAAAAGAACTCAAAGAGAATAATAAAACAATGCTTCTTTATGAGATTTCTTATACTCCTCCAAGAACAGAAACATTAGTTGTTGGAAAGAAACACAGAAGTACAAATTATACTGAAACTTATCCTCAATCAGTTGCTTTTTATAAACTTCGTTATGGTATTTTGAATTGAAAATGATGCTGAAAAAAATTCTAAAAATTGAAGAACTTGATGAAAGAGAACTTATAGATATTGAAGTATCTGGAAATCATTTGTTCTATGCGAATGCTATTCTCACACATAATAGTAGCAGTGATGTTGACCTTACTGACACTTCTGAGTCCTTTGGTCTCCCTGCTACTGCTGATCTTATGTTTGCCCTTATTAGCACTGAGGAACTTGAACAGATTGGACAGATAATGGTGAAGCAATTAAAGAATAGGTATAATGATACTGTAGTCAATAAGAGATTTGTGATTGGAATTGATCGTTCCAAGATGCGTCTTTATGATTGCGAACAGTCAGCACAAGATAATATACTTGACTCTGGACAAGAAGAAGAGTATAATAACGAGGACAGACCTAAGAAATCATTTGAGGGATTTAAATTTTCATGACCGTAAACACTGATGCATATCTTGAGTTTGTGAATGCCGTCACATCTCAACCAAGTAAAGATGCCGATGCCTTTGAGTATCGTATTCAAGAACTTCGTGGAGAAGGATTTGAAACACATCGACTTCTCACTGCCTCTGTTGGTATGTGTGCCGAAGCAGGTGAGTTTACTGAAGTCGTAAAGAAGATTATCTTTCAGGGTAAACCTGTCAATGAAGAAAACTTGTTTCATCTCAAACGTGAACTTGGAGATATTATGTGGTATGTTGCACAGGCATGTATGGGTCTCAATATTTCTCTTGATGATATCATTGAGATGAATGTTGATAAACTCAAATCACGATATCCTGGTGGAGAATTTTCCGTAAAACATTCCGAAATCCGTAAGGAGGGAGACATTTGATGGGATACTTAATAGGAGTTTGTATTGGCATAATTGGTATATTGTATTTTAAAATACTTAAATTTCAATCTCGTATTCATAAATTGGAGTATGCTATAAAAAATAATATTCATAATTACGATTATGTAACTAATACTCAGGATCAAATAAAGAGAGATAGAAAATTTTTTGAATCTGAAATATCAAAAATTTACGATAAAATAGAAAAACAAAAGGGGTAATTATGAGTCAAGATAAAAAAGTAACATTAGAACTATCTGTCTATCAGGCAGCAGCAGTTCGTCAGTCATTGTTTACTGATACGAAAGGGTATACTTATGATCCTACGATTTTTCCACAACGTGTGATTGATATTCGTCAAGCAATTGTAAGTCTTGATGAACAAATCGAAGAGGCACTTAAGGAAGAATAATGTATACAATTCTCAACTATCTTATATCATTCTGGACGGTAGTTGTGATGAATTGTATACAACCTGTGAACTGGAAATATTGTTATCGAATTGACCAATGGTTAGTTCCAGATATTCAAGAAGGATGGAAACATTATACTGGTGAGATAGTTCCATATCAAAAAGAGAAGGACTATCTCAAAAGAATATAATCAATTTATTATCTTCCAATATCACCAAAAGATCTAGATTTTCCAGTTCCTCTACCTCCAGTAACCTTGCCATATCTTCCTGATGTCCTTGTATCTGAAGGTTCTGCAGGTCCAAGAACTTCACCTGTTCTTATATTGGTAAAAGTTCTTCTTCTTACACCAGAAACTGTTCCAACACTACTTGTAGGTGTTCCTTTTCCTCTTTTTCCAGTTTGAGCATACCCAGTATTTTTTACTGCATTAGTTCTTTGCCTTTTTTGTTTTGCAGTTTCTTTAGGTTTTGTGTCAGATTCTCTAGAGTCTGTTTTTTCAATAGAAGACTCTATTTTTTTTAATCGAGAGAATCTTTTTACTTGTTCTTCTGGACTTCCATCTCTTTCTCTACGTAGTTCTGATTCTTTAGATTTTGCCTTTGGTCTACCACCATTCCACCAACTCAATTTTGCTTCTAATATAAATTGTCTATATGTCTTCATTTTTACTTTTTAAATATTTAGAAAAAAATGCATCCAGAAATAACTAGTTTAATAAAAACTTTTGATTCAAAAACTAAAAATAAAAAAGAAAAATATAAAGATTTTCTTACACATGTCTATATGACTTTTGATAAAAAGATAGTATCATCTAAGGTAGATCGGGAAATGAATAAATATAAGAAAATGAGAATAGATGTGATCAACTATATTGTTGCACATGAAAATCAGATAATAAAACAATTAAGTAAGTAATGAAAAGTTTCTCTCAATTTATTATCGAAGCACCCGATGCCGTAACTCAAGCAAAGGCACTTGGATTTAAAAGTGATGGTCATGGTGGTTGGGGAAGAGTCATTAGAGGTACTTGGGAGTTTATGGGTAAAACCTTCACTAACCCAAAAACAGGAAGAACAACAATTGAGTATTCAAATAAAGGAACAAAAGTAGGAGGACAAGATCGTAGACAAACTCCAAGAGAAAAAAAATTATCAGCAACAACATATGCTCCAATAGCAGCATCATATGAGTATGGAACTGATGACTACGAAAAAGAATTGAGAGAAAAATATATTAATAAAGAAATTTTTAATATTGATGAATGGGTAAAATGTGATATTAGTGAAAGTGTTGGAAAGATTATCCGAAGAGGAACAAACTATCTAATCTGTGTAACTGAAGATGGTGAGATGTTTAAACCTTGGATTAAAGATGTATTAGAATCAGTAACTAATAGTAATGCACCTTCTGGGGTTCCTGCCGATCAGAGACTTGTAGGAACTGATGCTCATAGAAAGTATGTGGAAAAAATGGTTCCAGGAAGTGAATGGGGTAAACAATTTATAAATAAATATAAGAAAAAGTAAGATTAGTTAAGACTTCCAATGAGTAATAACGTATTTGAAGAAGCTCCTCAAAGAATAAAGGGTAGTTCTCCTGCCAACACTATTGTTGACAAAGTTCGAAAGCAGGCTAGACAACTTGCGTATGATGTTAGATATGAAGTAAAAGGTCAGTTTAAGGACGGTCAAAAAACTGATCCTGCGGCATTGAAGCGTGCTTATATGCAAAAGTTGACATCAAAAAATCCTCCTGGTCCCGTTAAAGCACTAGCGCAAAAGATGTTGATGGGTGAACAGTATGATTTTGCTATGGTCGAATCTTCACTTCCTCAGATTTTTAATAAAGTATTTGTAGAAGGTGTTAGAGAATATGTATTAAGGGTAAAAGATCCTAAATCAGGTTCACAGTATACAAGGTCTTATAGTACATATGCTGCTGCAGAAGCAAAGGCAAATCAACTTAGGCAAAAAGAAGGTTTGCGTGTAGAACTTGTTACTGCTAGTAGTAGTGCGAAGAAAGGAACTTATGATAATAAGGGTGGTGATAAACCCAATGATGGTAATCTTGCCAACAATCGTAAACCTTATGATAAAGTAACTCGTGGTGATGTAATTGCCGGAGCAACTGGTAAAGATGAGATGGGTGGTAAAAGAAAAGTTAATAAGGAAGAAGTCATTTATGAAACAGAAGATGAGCAAGGTAAAAAACTTGATGTAATGAAAGGCAAAAATAAAGTCACAATTAATCCTAATGTTTTAGAGAATGCAACACAATATTTTTATGATCAGGGATATAATGAAGAAGATATTGCAATAATCTCTGAGGGAATGGGTTATGATATGTTCCTTGAATTTGTTAATGAGGTTGGAACTACGATATGTCTTTATGAAGATGTACAAGGAGAACTATTAACAAAAGCAGGTAAAGCAAGAAAGAATCCAAAGATTACTAAATCTGCCGGAACAGCAAGTGAAATTCCACCTAACAAATCAAAAGAAACTAAAAAATCTGATGAAAAGAAATCTTCTCCTGGACAACTTTCAATTAATTACAATAAGAAACCATCCCCTCCAGGACAGAAAAAAATTAAGCAGGGAATTCAGACTGCAGTAAAAAAAGCAACTTCTCCAGAAGCAAAGAAAAAAGTTGGTGCTGCAAATACATCCCCTCCAGGACAGGAAAAAATTAAGCAGGGAATTCAGACTGCAGTAAAAAAAGCAACTTCTCCAGAAGCAAAGAGAAAAGTTGGTGGTGCAGTTAAAGATGCTGCAAATACTGCTGCAAGAGTTGCACTTTCTGCTTGGAAGGGTCATCAAGCGGCAATGAAAAGGAAGAGGGAAGGTGGATCAATTGCTAACCAAATTGGTTCTGGTGCAGATAGAGCAGTTAGATCTTTCTTTGAGAAAGGAAAAAGACATTTAGAAAATTATGAACCCACTGTCCGTGAGGGAATTAAAGCAGAACTTGATGCACTGAAGGCACAAAGAGTTGAGGAGGAAAAAAAATCTGATGATGCAGCAAAAGCAAAAGCAAAAGAAGAAGAAGCAAGAAAACAAAGAGAAAGAAATCTAAGATCTGCTATGATAGAGAGAGATAAAAAAATGCTAAGAATACCTGAGAGTATAGAAAATATGCGTTATTGTCCGGATTGTGAGAAAGATGAGACAAGAGAAGAATGTAAGTATGGTACAAAAAATTGGGACGAAAGATCTCAACCTACAAAGGCAGAAGATCCAAGGTCAATGCCTACCAGAATCAATCTTGCAAAGAACAAGTTGAGAGCAATGGGTCTTAAGATGTCTTATGATATGGAAGGTGATATGGTTGATGAGAAGTATCAGGGAATGTATCAGTCCCCTGCTCCTACTTATAATAGATTAAAGAGTGGAGATCCAAAGGCAACTATGTCTCCTGGTCGTCGTGCTCTGGAAAGATCCGATGAACTTCAAAGGAAAGATCCAAAATCTCCGAGAGCAAAGAAACAGAAGAGAGTATCAGATCAAATAAATCGCAACTTCCAATCTGCACGTAAAACTGTAGGTGAAGGATCGAGTGTTGAAGATCAGATGGCAGTGAGTCAAAACCTATACAGATCACGTCCAGGAGAGAGTGATTGATGCCTGCAGTATCACAAAATCAAAAGATTGAAGTGAAAGAAGCACTTCGTAGTTCTTTGCTTTCTGATCCAAAATTTATGGCGAGAATTGCCAAAGAAGAAGAAGAACAAAAACCTAAAGTAAAAAAGTCTTTTTCTACATTCAATAAAAATGCTCAGAAAGCAAAGAAAGGATATGAAGTAGATAATAAAAACCCATTCAATGTTCATAGAAACACTACATATTATTAAAAATTTCCTATATAGTTTAGACTTCTGGTTCAAACTATGTTAGCATTTTTACTTCCACTCGCATCAAAAATTATTGGTGATGCAGTTTCTAAAGTTCCTGATAATGAGGAACTGGGTGAGAGACTTATAGAGATTTGTTTAGTTATTCTTAGTAAGGCAGTTAAACTGACTAAAACTGATATGGATGATCAACTTCTTGAAGTAGTTTCAAATGCTATTAAAGCAAGAGAAACTGAATAATATAAATATCATTATAAAAAGAATTATAAGGTAATAGAACATGTCTCTATGGGGCGATAAAGATTTAGTAACAAGCACGGGAACTATTTCCATTGACTTTGCTAGTAAAACTGTTACTGGTGCTGGAACAACATTTACCGATGATGGTGTCACTCAAGGTGATGTTATTAGTGTAGGTACCGGTGCAACTTATGGTTTTGCTGTAGTTGATTCTGTAACAAATAATGGATCACTAACAATCTATAGCACAGATTATTTTGTTGCTGGTGTTACGACAGTTCCTGCATCAACTACGTTTGCTATTTCACAGGAACCTCTGTATGCAATGGCGGATACTGCATATGCTGCACCTGAAGTTCAGACTGGACTTTCAACTAATCCTGTAACTCGTGTAGTATACGGAATAGATGAAATTGAAGCAGGAATTGCTGCAACAACGGCATATGCTGTTACACATTCTGGTTGGGTTGGAATTACAACTTATATTGATATGCACGGAAAATTGAGAGTTAAGAATGAAGTTTTAGTTGCTGGTGGTATTCTGACTACATCTGATGCTACTGACGATAGTGTTTTCCCAGATAGTTGATAATGTAGTATGAGATTTGAAGAGTTGAATGAGAGTAATTACTTACTCTTTGCTATAAAATTCTATAATAATCCCCAAGCAGTCACAAAAGATGATTTTGAAGATGACTTAAAAAGAATTAAGTACATTAAAAGATTATTGAAAAGATATAAGAATACTGGGGAACTTAAAACTCATCTCATACTTAATCATTTAACTGTACTATTCAACGTCTTTGATGATGCAGCAATTCCCTTATTATTTTATAATCTTGAAGATGAACTTTGGCCTTGTATAAAAAGTTTTTTTGTATTTTTAAATAGGATACCAGAATACCCTAAAACAAAAATTACTGAATTGAAAGAAGATGAGTATTGTATACAACAATTAAAAGAAATCTGAGTGTTATGAATGATAGAAGATTAAATCACATAAGGAATATGATTAGATCTTTGAAAGAAGAAGCAATTGCTAATTCTGTTGGAGATGGTAGTGGTGTTGCAGGATTGACTGGAGAACCTCCTGTGAATTTAATAAAGAAAAAGAAAAAGAGACCTACTATTATCGCCAGAGGTTTGATGCCTGGAGCAAGAAAACGATGGAATAGTGGAGTAAAATAATGCTATCCAACAACTCAAAGGTTGCTGTATTAGAATCAAAACTTGATATGTATGAGGAACTCTCAAGGGAGATGCTTTCTAAATTGGAATCGGCAGTAGAAAAAATATCTGAAGGAAATAATCGTATTGCTCAAATCCTAACGAAGCATGATGAAAGAATTGAGCAAAGTATGAAGACTGATGGTCTTATTATAAAGATGATTGACGAATTAAAAGATACAGAAGAAAAGAATAATAGAATTCTACACGAAAGAATAGATAAAATACAGATAGAGATAAAAGCATTTTCAAAGTTTAGATGGCAGGTAGGAGGAGTTCTAGTGGTCTCCGCACTGCTCATAGGTGCCGGTAGTCGAATCGCACCTTTCTTCTTGACTCAGACCCCACAGCAGGTTATAATAGACCCAGTAAGGTAGTACCTATACATAATGGATCTGGTTGACTCCAAGTATATTGGGATGATATCTTCTCGTCTCCAGAAATTTAAGAGAGTTAAAGATAACCTCTATAACTTTCGTTGCCCTATTTGTGGTGACTCACAGAAGAATAAAAATAAGACACGGGGATATATCTACCAGGTCAAAAATAATACAAACTTCAAGTGCCATAATTGTGGTGCGAGTATGTCTTTTAATAATTTACTGAAAGAGATTGATGTAAGTCTTCATAAGCAATATACTCTTGAGAAGTTTAAGGAAGGACATACCGGTAGAAACTTTGTTGTTCAAGCACCAAAGTTTGAATTTAAGAAACCAGTATTCAAGAAATCGATCAATCTTCCAAAGGCATCTACAAATTCTTTTGCCAATGAATATCTTGTAAATCGCAAGATAGATCCGGATAGGTTTTATTATGCTGACAAGTTCATGGAGTGGACGAATACTCAGAAACAAACCTTTGATACTATCAAGAAGGATGAGAGTCGTATCGTAATACCAATGTATGATGAGAACAAAAATCTCATTGGATTTCAGGGTAGAGCACTGGGAAAATCATTCACTAAATACATCACCGTGATGTTGGATGAGGAAGCACCGAAGGTTTATGGACTTGAAACTATTGACAAAACAATTGCTGTTTATATCACAGAAGGACCTTTCGACTCAACATTCATTTGTAACTCGATTGCGATGTGCGGAGCTGACGTTGATATTAGTAACTGGGGCATTAGCAATCCTGTTTGGATCTATGATAACGAACCACGCAATCGAGAAATCGTCAATCGAATCGGTAGAACAATCGATAATGACAACTCCATAGTGATTTGGCCGACGAATATAATACAGAAAGATATCAATGACATGGTTCTTTCTGGACATGATGTTATGTCTGTGGTAGAATTGAATACCTATTCAGGATTAGAAGCAAAAATTAAATTTAACAACTGGAAAAAAATATGACTAACGGGACAAAGGTAACTAAAAGAAATGGAAAAAATGAACCTCTTGATTTAAATAAACTACATGTAATGGTAGAAGAGGCATGTAAAGATCTTGCCGGTGTATCTGCAAGTCAGGTTGAAATTCAATCTGGTATTCAGTTTTATGACGGTATTACAACAGATGAGATTCAGGAGATTCTAATTCGTTCTGCATCAGATTTGGTAAGTTTGGATAATCCCAACTATCAGTTTGTTGCCGCACGACTTCTTTTGTTTGCCGTTCGTAAGCAATTGTATGGTCGTATGCACGAAACTCCAACAGTAAAGGAGCAAGTTGAGCAATGTGTTGCTAAAGAAGTTTATGATGCAGAAATACTTGACCTGTATTCTGATGAAGAGTTTGATAAACTTCAGTCCTTTATTGATCATGATAGAGACTACTTGTTTACTTATGCAGGTTTACGTCAAGTCTGTGATAAGTATCTTGTGCAAGACAGAAGTAATGGTAAGGTATATGAGACTCCACAGTTCATGTATCTTCTGATTGCCGCAACCATATTCTCTAAATATCCAAAGGAGACAAGATTAGAATACGTTAGGAAATATTACGATGCAATCTCAAGACACAAAATCAACATTCCCACACCTATCATGGCAGGGGTGCGAACTCCACTTCGACAATTTGCTAGCTGTGTTCTTGTTGATGTTGATGACACCCTCGATAGCATCTTTAGTTCTGATATGGCTATCGGCAAATATGTTGCACAAAGGGCGGGAATCGGTATCAACGCAGGTCGAATCCGTGGCATCAACAGTAAGATCAGAGGTGGTGAAGTACAACACACAGGTGTTGTCCCTTTCCTCAAAAAGTTTGAAGCAACTGTCAGATGCTGCACTCAGAATGGCATCAGAGGTGGATCAGCGACTGTCCACTTCCCAATCTGGCACATCGAAATCGAAGACATCCTAGTTCTTAAGAACAATAAGGGTACAGAAGACAACCGAGTGAGGAAACTTGACTACTCAATCCAAATTTCAAAACTTTTTTACGAACGTTTCATTAAGAATGAGCAGATTAGCTTATTCTCACCGCATGACGTACCAGGTCTCTATGATGCTTTTGGTACTGATGCATTTGACTCTTGTTATGTGGACTATGAATCAGATCAGTCTATTCCAAGAAAGACTATCGGGGCACAAGAATTATTTTTCGACCTTCTAAAAGAACGTGCCGAAACTGGTAGAATTTATATCATGAACATTGACCATTGTAATTCTCACTCATCCTTTATGGATAAAGTTGAGATGAGCAACTTATGTGTTGCCCCAGAAACTCAAATTCTTACTAAAGATGGATATCAAACTATTTATGAAATGGTGGGTGATTATGTTGATGTTT